GGGCAGTAGTTTCAGAACTTCGGGTGGCTCAAGACCAGGAAAATCTTTTGACCGGTTATTCTGCGGTTTATAATGTTTGGTCAAACTCAATGGTGGGTTTTGAAGAAAGAATCACCGAGGGTGCATTTGATCGGGCAATTAAGGAACAGCAGGATGTGAGAGCTTTATGGAATCACGATCCTAATTTTGTTTTAGGCAGAACCAAAAGTGGAACACTTAAATTAAGTTCAGACTCTCATGGTTTAAAAGTTGATATTAATCCACCAGCTACGCAGTGGGCAAAAGACCTGGTGGAGTCAGTCAGAAGGGGTGATGTAGATCAAATGTCTTTTGGTTTTATAGTTAGGAAAGATAAATGGTACGAAGACAAAGAGACAGGGTCGGCAAAAAGGGAATTAATAGATGTGGATTTATTTGATGTGTCGCCAGTCACCTATCCGGCATACCCAGAAACTTCACTATCAGCACGAGATCAAATGCTTTTGGTAGCACAAAGAAAAGTGGAACATTCTCTGTCCTTGAACGAATCCGAGTCATCGCTTATAATGCAGCTTGCTGAAAAACTTGAAGATGTGGACGCATCTGAAGGGTCACAGAGCAATGAGGATCACCATCGGATGCTGGAGATTTTGGCTCACAGTGAACAGATCAGACTAAAAAATTTAAACAGGGAATAAGTATGAATTTGATTAATGACCAAAAAGTCAGAGATCATCAAGGCAAAATAAACACCTTAGTCAAAGAGATGCGGAGCATGGTTGAAGCATCTATGAGTGACGAGGTCAAGCCTATGACATCTGACCAGTGGGACACATATAACCGCAAAGATGCGGAAGTGACCCGACTGGATCAAGAGCTTCAAGCGTATCAAAAATTGCATGATACAGAAGACCGGTTCAGTCAACCAGTGGCACAGCCAGAAATCCCACAGGTAAAAGAAAAACAACCAGAAGTAGATGATGATCTTGCCTACAGAGGATGGAAAAAAGCAATTCTGGGTAAAGAAAGCAGGGATAGAATTTCTGGGGAAGAAAGAAATGCTTTACAAAGCTATTACAACCAGAAAGAATCCAGAGCATCTTTACAAGTAGATGATTTAAGTGGTGGTGGTTACAACGTAGTACCAGAACGGTTTTTAACTGAACTGTTACAAAAAGTAAATGATTCAATTTACTTTCGAGGATTAGCCACAAATCTTGAAGTTTTAGACGCTGTTTCACTGGGCATCCCAACGCTTGAGACAAAAGAGACAGACGCAGACTGGCAGGGTGAAGTAGCCACTGTTCCAGTCAGTACTAATTGGGTTTTTGGGAAAAGGGAACTTTATCCGCACTTGTCAGTTAAACTGGTCAAGGCTTCCAGAAATTATATCAGGAACGCATCTCAGCCAGTAGCAGACTGGATTCAGGGTGAATTTGCCAGACTTTTTGGAGAGACTGAAGAGAATGCATTTCTTACAGGATCAGGCAGTCAACAGCCTCTAGGGGTTTTTACTGCGAGTTCTGATGGTATTTCTACCAGTAGAGATGTCAGCACTTCAAATACTACAACGACTATAACCGCTGATAATTTGATTGAGGTGGCATACAGTTTGAAAGAATCCTACTTCAACCGATCCACTTGGATTGGTCACAGGGACTGGGTTAAAAAAGTAAGACTGCTTCAGGATGATCAGGGACAGTATCTATGGCAAGCAGGGATAGCAGGAAACAGACCGAATACAATAATTGACAGACCATACAAGATGTCGGAATTTGCTCCAAACACTTTTACTGCTTCTCAGTATGTCGCAGTGTTGGGGGATTTTAAACTGTATTACATAGCCACCGCACTTGATATGCAACTACAGGTCTTGCAGGAATTATACTCTGCAAATAACCAGGTAGGCTTTATAGGACGCATGCAGGTTGATGGAATGCCGATTTTCGAGGAAGCATTTTCACGATCTCAGATGGCGGCGAGTTAAGAGGTAATTATGGGAATTAGAGGATTAAACTCAGAATCAGAAGTCAGGGTGGTTGCATCTCATCGAGCGGCAGGTACATCCAATTATAATGCAACTCCAGTGGACATGCAGGGATTTGAAGGGGTCAGGTTTACCATACCTATCAGCACTTCAGCAAATACCGCATCTGTGATTGCAACATTTGGCGAGGGTGCAAGCACTTCTGCTTTCACTACACTATCAGGGACATCAGTGTCTCATACTGGAACAGCAACGGCAGTTTCAAAGGTTATGCTGTGTGATATATACCGTCCTAAAGACCGGTATATTCAAGCAACCGTAACCAGAGCAACGGCAAACGCATCAGTAGGAGCAATAACTGCGGAACTTTATGGCGGATCAAAACTATCCACCACAAACTCCACCGCATATGGTGTTTCTGATACGGACACAGTATTTTCACCAAGTACTTAGATTATGGAAAGCAGGGAAAGAAATTTCCCTGCTTTACCAAATGAACCCAATGAATTAGTTTTATTCCTGTATCTAAAGTTTTAATAAATAGGAGAACAGGAAAACCATGTCCGAAACACAAGAGTGGGATATTCCATTAACTGGGAAAAAGACAGTTGCTATTGTCGGGTTTGCTCCATCGTCGTTTCTGTCAGCACCTTACAAAAACGAAGCCATCGAAATCTGGGGAATAAATGAACTTCCCATAGTTCAGGGAGTCAGCAGAGTCACCAGGCTATTCCAACTGCACACAAGGAAGGAATACAGCAAAGGCAAAAACGCAGGGAAAATAATTGACTGGATGAAGTCGGCAACTATCCCAGTCTACATGCAGGAAAAAGAAAAAGAATTTCCCTCATCTGTCAAGTTTCCCATAAAAGAAGTTTTGGAAATAACCAAGACCAACTATTTCACTAATTCAATTTCTTACGTTTTAGCCTTTGCCATTCTACAGGGAGCAAAGAAAATCGAACTCTGGGGAGTGGATATGGCTCGGATAGAAGAGTATGAAGCACAGCGACCAAGCGTTGAATACTTCATAGGTTGGGCAAGAGGTCTGGGGGTTGAGGTGACAGTGCCAGAGCAATCGGATATTTTACATACCACCCACCTATACGCATTTCAGGAAGAAAAACTATTACCGATTCAAAATAAACTCCTGAGACGGAACAAGGAATTGCAAGACCGACACGCACAGGCACTAATGAAAACCAGAAGATCCGCAGAAGAAGAGGCATATGTCCTTGGAGCAAAGCACGAAAACGAGCAAGTACAAAAAGCCTACTTTCCTTTAAAATACAGACCCAATAGAGCTATAGAGTGAATCATTTGCTTCGAGGATTGCTGTAGTGGCACTTTGTGGGGTCAAGTGGTATAAGTAATCAATTAAAATTATAGAGGTTAATATGGACGGTATAGATAAGTTGAAGGCGATCCTGGCACTGGTTCTGGGTGGTGGTCTGATAGCCACACTGCTGAGTGGTTTTTTGGTAAGCAAATCAGTCAAGAAGGATTAGCACTTGCACTAAATCTATAACTAGGTTATTAATATATTAATATCAATCAACCCTCCACTCCAAGGATAGTTTTCGACCCTTCTTTTCGAAGGGTCTTTTTTTTACTTCAAAATAAATTAATTAAGCGTATTAAGCGTATTAAGCGTATTAAGCGTATTAAGGTAAGTAGTTACTATCTCGTGATATCTCTTTAATAATGAGGGGAGTCTCCTCCCCACAATTTAGAAAAACAATATTTTACTGTGAATAAAATATAGAAGGTATCTCCTTAGTTAAAAATGTATTAGCCGTTAACAACGGCAAGGGGTCAACGACCCTTTATAATTATCCTTCAGACTCCTTTGATTTAAGATGGAAACAAAGTACTGGAAAAGCCAAAAAGAATACACCAATTTTTATTACATGCATATTACCTAAATATTGCCTGTTGCATTTAAGTTTTGAAATCAGTGGTCGATAAACAACCAAGGAGAAAAAACATGGGTTGTTATTTTAATTCAGATGTTCCTTTCTATTACGAAGAGGACAAAAACGGAAAGCTGTTCAGGATGCCAAAACTGAGACATCCGGAGAATAAAAAGGTGGCAGAAAAGATAATAAACAAAGTACTTGAAAAGAAGTAGTTGACACTTTATTCAATAGGCAGTAATTTATTGATCAAGGAGAACACATTATGAAAATTGTAGAAAAAATAACAGGAATGGAAATAAAAAAAGAATTCTGTTTAGAGACTATGGAAAACAAAAACGAATGGTTAATGTTGGCAAAAATTGGTGAAAGGTTTTATATCTTTTCTCATAATAGTTTTACAGGAAAAATCAGAAGAGGCTTAAGAGCAGATAAGCCTACTGATGGCGGAGAAAGAATTGCAAATTTTACTTCTAAGGGAATTAAGTTTGTGTCTACTGGCAGAAGCAAATCTTATGCTTATGTATTGTTTAACAAATTAACAAAGAAACATAATAACTACTCAGGGGAATTTCATAGTCCAGATTTTGAATAGGGAGATTATGCGATAGAAAAGAGCCACTCTTGCGAGTGGCTTTTTTTTTGCATAAATAAAACCAGAGTGATAATATGAAAAAATATGAAGATAAGACTCAGGACGAATTATAGCACTCCTGCAAAGACTGCGAGGGCAGGAGACATTATTGATGTTCCAGACGATGAAGCAAAAGATTTGTTAGAAGGAAAATATGCGGTGGTTGTTCCAGATGAAAAACCACAGCCAAGAAAACCTGTCCCAAGACCAAAGCCAAAAGTGACTCCATCTGATGAGAATGTAAGGACACGCAGAAGGAAAAAAGAAGAATGAGAAAATGCAAAAATCCTGACTGTTCCACAGATGAGATATTGGACGAACATATGACAATTTGTGTATCATGTGGACACGTTACAGAAGAGGTGAAGAAAAAGAATGGGACTAGACACAAACAACAACCTGACAACCCTGGCTCTAGCAAAGCAGTACATAGGGTCAACAGGGACAACTGACTTTGACTCTCGGATAGAGTCAGCCATAAATTCAGCCAGTCATAGAGCAAATTCCCACACAGGCAGACTTCTGAAAAAAAGAAGTTATGACGAGATTTACAATGGCGATGGATCTCAAAGAATGCTGACCACCCATTATCCAATAGTAGAAAGTTCATCATCACAAATTCAGGTGTATGTGGTAGGAGCAAGGGACAGTTTTGCTTCCACCACAGATTTTGATTCTGATTCACAGGTGGATTATTCGGATATCTTTGTAAATTCAGAGCGTGGGGAAATCAGATTAAAAGATAATGATTTTATGAAAGGTACGGAAAATATCAGGGTGGTTTATTCGGCAGGATATTCAACAACATCCGCCAGTACTTCATCAGATCATATTCCTGCGGATCTCCAGGATGCTGTTCATGAAACAGTGGCTTTTCAGTTTGAGAAGCAAAGGCAGAGAGCGTGGTTGACTCGAAGTGTCGCCCATGATGATGGATCGGTGAATTTTTATGACACTATGCCACAGATGGCATGGTCAGCACTGGACAGTTACAAAGATTACCGTGGCTAGATATACCGCAGACGCATATCAAAAGAAAATAAACCGCCTAGTGAAAAGATCTCCTGCAAGTGCAGGGAAAGGACTGCAAAAAGGAATCGATAAAATCGTAAAGGAAGCAAAAACCCGACACTTAGTACCACCAAGAATGCCAGTGGGTGTAGGAAGTGAGACAGAACCAAGAATTGCATCCAGAGGAACGATCAGGAACATGGTCAGTGGGAAGGTAAAGGTAAACCGCACCACTGGAAAAGTAACAGCAGAAGTCCGATCCAGAAGCGGTCTTTCCAGAATACTCCATGACGGCGGTGTTCTTTATGCCAAAAACAAATCCAAGCCTTTTATATTTCAATTGCCGAATTCTAATTTCACAGATCCTTGGATTGTTACTGATAGAATCGAATTTCCCAGGAGACCGTTTTTGTCTGCTCCAGTAAAAAGGAACAGGAAAAATGTTCTGGAATTTATCATGCGAGCGTGGGGAAACGAAGCGAAAAAATGAGTTCAAAAAAAACGGTTCTTGATACGATAGAAACTGTACTAAAAACGATATCTGGAGTAGGGGATGTTATCCAGTACACAGAAGGCTACACTCAAATTGAGCCAAGCGATTTTCCTGCTTTACTCATTACAGATGAGGTGGCAGAAAGAGAAAGGATTGCATTTTCAAATTCAACCAGTGCCAATGTCATTGACATGGAGGCTTTGCTCAATCTGACAATTCGTGGTAGAATCTTTTCCATAACCAACGAAACAGCCACACCGAGTGACAACTTACTGGGTCTGGTTGAAAAGACATTAAGCACTTCAACTGCGGTAGATGCGGTGGTAAAAG